TTTGCAAGAGGAAAAAAATCAAAAGCAATATCTGATAGATCAGGCATGGCATTTCCATATGAAGAAATGGTAAAAGAGTGGAATGGCCATTTTGTTCACAAATCAGAGTATGAAGCTAAACACCCACAACTAGAATTAAGATCTAGATCAGGTGATTCACAAGGACTAAGAGATGTAAGACCTGACAGAACAGAAAACGAAGTTTTAATATTATTAGGACCTAATCCATTTGAAACAATATCATCTAGCTCTGGTATTATAAACGTATTTGAAGTTGGACATGGAAGATCTACAGGAGATACTGTTAGATTTAGAGGCCCTATATTTACAACATCCGATCCTGATGGTTTTCAAAACCCAAATAATTTTGATGGCATTACAGGATCTAACATAGCAAAAGCCGCTGGTTACTCGATAACAGTTGGAAAAAGAGATTCTAGTGGCAATATAGAAAACACAGAAAATTTCTACCACTTTACTGTTGATACAGATACTGCTACAAGTGGAGGGATATCAGGAGGAGGCAATAGTTGTTCGGCTGGTCCAGCAACATTGACAGCGTAATATGGCAGGATTAAGTGCATCAGGATTAAAAACACAGATAAGAAGTTATACAGAAGTTAGCTCTACTGTGCTGTCAGACAGCGTGTTAGAGAATATAATATTAAACGCACAATATAGAATATTTAGAGATGTACCTATCGATGCGGATAGAAAAACAGCTACAGGTAATTTTACATCTGGGACAAACAATGTAACTGTTCCAGCAGGAGCTGTATTTGTTAGAGCAGTTCAAGTCTATACTGCAACTGGATCTACTTTTACTGGTGCCAATGTATATTTAGAAAAAAGAGATATTACATTTTTAGAAGAATATATATCAGCGAGCACATCTACTGGAACACCAAAATATTATGCAATGTTAGATACTGGAGCTACTGGAGAAAGCTCATCAAATTCTGGATCTATAATTGTGTCACCAACACCGAGTGCAACGTTTGCATATAAGATACATTACAATGCAGTGCCATCTTTATTAGAAAATGATGATACTAATTATATTAGTATGAATTTTCCAAATGGTCTGCTATATTGCTGTTTAGCAGAAGCCTATGGTTTCTTAAAAGGCCCAGCTGATATGCTGCAATTATACGAACAAAAATACCAACAAGAAGTACAAAAATTTGGAGGAGAGCAAATAGGTAGAAGACGAAGAGATGACTACACTGATGGAACAGTTAGAATACCAGTCAACTCACCAACACCTTAAGGATTAAATTATGGCATCAACATTTTCAGATCTTGGTATCGAACTAATGGCAACCGGAGAAAACTCTGGTACATGGGGAACAAAAACTAATACAAATTTACAGATAGTAGAAAAAGCTATTGCTGGTTATGTAGAAAAGTCTATCGCAGGTGGAGCACAAACAACCACTTTATCCATTACAGATGGAGATGCAACTGAGTCAACCTCTGTTGCTAGACATGCAGTAATAAAACTTACAGGGACTATTACAGGTAATCAAGTTGTAACTGTCCCAGATTCAATTGAAAAAGTTTATATTGTAGTAAATGGAACATCAGGCGCTTTTACTGTTCAATTTAAAACTGCATCAGGATCTGGTGTAACTTTTGCAACATCTGATAAAAGCACAAAATTACTTTTCTCTGATGGAACAAATATAGTAGACACTAATTTTAGTGGAGCTACAGATTTAGATGGTGGAGTTTTAACTCTTGATGCTGATGCTGATACTACAATTACAGCAGACACAGATGATCAAATAGACATAGCAATTGCTGGAGCAGATGATTTTAGATTCACAGCGAACACTTTTACAGCTTTGTCTGGTAGTAGTGTAGTTATACCAGAAGGAGGTCTTACTTTAGGTAGCACTGCTGTCACGTCAACCGCTGCGGAATTAAACTTGTTAGATGGAGTATCTGGATTAGTACAGGCAGACTTAACTAAGCTTGCTGCAATTGATGCAACAGCAGCAGAATTGAACATAGTAGACGGTGGAACCTCAGCTACATCCACAACCGTTGCAGATGCAGACAGAGTTGTTTTAAATGATAATGGCACAATGGTTCAAGTTGCGGTTACAGATTTAGCTGCTTACTTTGACGATGAGATAACAGCTATGCCAAATCTAACATCGGTTGGAACTCTTACAACTTTAACGGTTGATAACATAATTATTAATGGAACTAATATAGGCCATACATCTGACACAGATGCTTTAGCCATAGATTCAAGTGGTAACGTTACAGCTTCACAAAATTTAACTGTGACTGGAGATCTTACTGTATCTGGTGATGATATTACCATGGGTACAAACACTGCAGGTAATTTACTAATTGCAGATGGCACAAACTTTAATTCAGTAGCAGTGGGGTCATTATCAGAAATATCTACTATCGCTAATGACGATGTGTTTTTAGCAGTTGATACTTCAGGCGGTGGTCTTAAAAAAGTTGCAAGATCAACTGTGGTTTCAGGGCTTGCTACATCAGGTGCAATATCAAACGTGGTAGAAGATAGCACGCCTCAACTAGGTGGTGATTTAGATGTTAATGGTAATGCTTTAGTGTCTACATCAAACGGTAATATTGCTTTAACACCAAACGGAAGTGGAGTTGTTAGAATTGATGGATCTAATGGTATTGATATGCAGTCTGGAGCTATATCTATTAAAAACTCTGGTTCTCAATCTTATATTGATTTTTATTGTGAGTCATCAAATGCCCACTATGCTAGACTACAAGCACCTGCTCACTCAGCTTTTTCTGGTAACATTACATTAACTTTACCAGCCACCACAGATACAGTTGCAGGTATAGCAGCGACACAAACATTAACAAATAAAACTTTAACTACACCAGTTATTGCAGAAATAGATTCTGGATCTAGTATTACATTAGATGCAACTACAGATATTATTTTAGACGCTGACGGTGATAATATCACCATGAAAGCGGCAGGCACAACTGTTCTTGATTTCGTATTAAATGGAGCAACTGATGTTACTTTAGATGCACCAGGTGATCTTAAATTTGATGCTGATGGCGGTGATTTTAATTTTTTAGATGGTGGCACAGAAATTTTAAGAATATCTAACTCATCAAGCGATGTAATTATAAGACCAGTTGTTGATGCTAAAGATTTAATATTTCAACAAAGAGATGGAACAGAAGTAGCTAGAATTGAAGATAATGGGACATTTAATATTGTAACAGATAAATTAGCCATCAATGGCACAGCGGTTACATCCACAGCAGCAGAACTTAACATATTAGACGGTGTTACATCTACAGCAGCAGAACTTAACATATTAGACGGTGTTACATCTACAGCAGCAGAGCTTAATATATTAGATGGTGTAACTTCTACAGCAACAGAACTAAACATCATGGATGGTGGTACATCTGCTAGCTCTACAACTTTAGTAGATGCCGATAGAGTGGTTACAAATGATAACGGAACTATGAAACAAGTAGCATTAACAGATGTTAAAACATACTTATCAAGTGCAGGATTTAGTACAGATGATCCCACGGCTCTTGCAATTGCATTAGGTTAATATATAAGGAAAAAGGAGAAAAAATATGGCAAACACGTTTAAAGTAGTAACTTTTGCAGCAGAACCTGCTTCGGCTGGAACGCCATATGTAATGTATACAGTAGCATCTAGTACAACTGCGGTTGTACTTGGATTGGTATTGGCTAACATAAATACAACTGCAGTAACTGCGGAAGTAGAACTTGTTAGTACAACATCAAGTAGAGGTGGTGCGAATAACGTTGCAAATGGAACAGCATTCTTACTTAAGGATGTGAATATTCCTACGGGGAGTTCACTTGAGGTTCTGTCAGGAGGAAAAGTCGTTCTTGAGGCTGGAGATAAGATTCAAATCGATTGTTCTGTAGCAGATAAACTATCAGGCACGTTAAGCATTATGGAGATAACGTAAGATGCCTTATATTGGAAATCAGCCGTCAGAGTCATTTACTTCATTTGCTACTCAAGAGTTTTCTACGAGTGCAACTACCTCCTACACTTTAGATCATGCAGTAACAAATGAAAATGAGATAGCGTTATTTATTAATAACGTTAGACAACAACCTGGATCTGGTAAAGCATATACTGCTACAGGCACAGCGTTAACGCTATCTGCGGCTACAGCTTCAACAGACACCATGTACTGTGTATTCTTAGGTAGAGCATTACAAACTGTAACGCCTGCAACTAATAGTATTACAGCTGCCATGGTTGGTAACGATTTAATATCTGGTAAAGATGCACTAACATCTTCTGCTGCAACGACTGATGAATTTTTAATAAGTGATGCTGGAACTTTAAAAAGAATTGATGCACAATTTTTTCAAAATACCCCAGCTTTTCAAGCAACTAATTCAGCAGATCAAGGGAGTATGGGAGACAATACTTATACTAAATTAGTTTTAAATACTGAACTTTTTGATACAGATAGTGCTTATGATAATTCAAGCAACTATAGATTTACACCACAAGTAGCAGGAAAATATTATTGTTATGGTCAGGTAATAATAGTTGCCGCAGGTGGAAATGATGATGCAAAAGAGTTAGGATTACAATTTTATAAAAATGGAAGTGCTGTTGCAACTTTAGTAAGGCAAAGTTTATACAATTTAGGTTATCAAAATTCACCATCAATTAATTTATCGGCAGTAATAGATTTTAATGGAAGTTCAGATTACATAGAACTTTATGCAAAAATAAATACAGTTGGAAATGGTACTAATAGTACAGCTGCAGCAAATCAAAGTAGATTTGGAGCATTCAAATTAACAGGAATTTAAAATAAAATTAAGGAGGAAAATATGGCTAATCTATCAACAAAAATAAAAATGTACGCAGCAGCTAATAGTGTTACTAATGTAGATTTCTCAAAAGATGTTATATTGCAAGATGATAGTAATGGTAAAGGTCCATACATTAAGGAGTGGAATTTAGATATTGCACAACCTAGTGATGCACAATTATCAGCACAAGAATCAGCAGCAGATACTGAAGAATCTAACAATGCAGTAAGAAATACAAGAAGAGTTGCTTATGGAGACATAGGTGATCAGTTAGATGAAATCTATAAAGACATAGATGCATGGAAAGCAAGAATTAAAAAGATTAAAGATGACAACCCTAAGAGCTAATCCATGGCAATCTCTAAGGTTAACTTTAACAGTTTAAATGTAACACCTACTGCAAGTAAGGTTTTAAAATTTAACTCTAGTAATGATGGCTTAGAAGCAGGTGATGTTGGGGGTGCTTTGGTATTAATATCAGAGCAAACTGCTAGTTCTAGTTCTACTATAAGTTTTACTAGTGGTATAGACTCAACATACAAAGAATATATATTTAAATTTATAGATATACATCCTGGTACTGCTGGTGTTTTTTGGACTTTTCAAGCTAACGCTTCAGGAGGTTCAGGTTTTAATGAAACTATTACATCTACTAGTTTTAGAGCAGTTCATACAGAAGCTGGATCGGGACAACTAGATTACATAGCTGGTATAGATCAAGCTAATGGGACATCATTTCAAAATATAATTTCAGATGGAGATATTAAAACAGATAATGATTCTTCTTTAGCTGGAACGTTGCAACTTTTTAATCCAAGTGATACTACTTTTGTAAAACATTTTATTGCTACTACAAATCACATGGTTAATAATAGTCAGATATCAAATAATTATGTAGCAGGATATTTTAATACAACTTCTGCTATTGATGAAATACAATTTAAATTTGATTCAGGAAATATAGATGCTGGAACAATTAAAATGTATGGGGTTACATAATGGCATTATCTAAATTTAATTTTAATAGTTTTGATGTAACAACTGCAGCTAGTGCAGGTCTTGGGTTTAATGCTAGTGCTAATGGGTTTTCTACAATTAATCCAGGAGCTATGACATTAATTAAAACTTTAACTGCAAGTAGTAGCTCTACAGTTAGTTTTGTGCATGGAAGTTCAGATGTTGTATTAGACTCTACTTATCCTGTTTATTTATTTAAATTTATAAATATACACCCTTCTGAAGATAATAAACATTTTTCAGTTAATTTTAGAGATGGGGGTAGTGATTATGATGCTACTAAAACTACAACATACATAAAAATTAGACATGGAGAAGATGGTAGTTTAGGTTCTATTGTTTATGATAGTGGTAATGATTTAGCACAAAGCACAGGAGATCAAAAATTACACGAAAGTTTAGGTAGTGATAATGATCAAAATTTAAGTGGAGAAATGTATTTATTTAATCCATCCTCTACAACTTTTGTAAAACACTTTATATCTATTATTAACGCTGCTGCTGGCGTAAATGTTTCTGATCAAGTTTATGCTGCAGGGTACTGTAATGTTACAGCTGCTATTGATGGTGTGGTATTTAAAATGTCTTCTGGTAATATAGATTCAGGTTCAATAAAACTTTATGGAGTATCAGATAGTTAATGGCACTTAATAAATTAAAATTTAGCAGTATAAATGTAACACCTGTTGCTGGAGAAGCTATAAAATTTAATTCTAGTGCAAATGGGTTTGAAACAGGATCTGCTGGCGGAGCCATGAATATTATAAAAAAACTTACTGCTAGTTCTAGTTCTACACTATCATTTGTTGACGGGTCTAGCGATGTTGTTTTAGATAATACTTATAAAGAGTATCTTTTTATTTTTAATAATATACATCCTGCAACAGATAAAGTTTATTTTACATTTCAAGGTTCTACTGATAGTGGATCAAATTATAATACTACTGCCACAACAACACTTTTTAGTGCATATCATTTTGAAAGTGACTCTGCCCATGAGTTAGCATATAGGTCATCAGATGACCAAGCACAAAGCACTGATTTTATTAATATTGCACAACGAGTTGGTAGTGATAATGATCAAAGTATAAGTGGAAGTTTACACTTATTTAACCCTAGTAGCACAACTTTTGTAAAACATTTTATAGCAAGAACATCTACTTATAATGCAGATGATATTTTATTTGATGTTTATACTGCTGGATATTTTAATACCACATCGGCAGTAGATGCTATACAATTTAAAATGGCTAGTGGAAATATAGATTCAGG